GGTCCAACCTTTGACGGGCCGCCGAGTTTGTTCGATACGAACTGATCGACCGGTGCACCTGCGTCGCGCGCCTGCTGAATGGCCACCGCCTTGACCAAGTCGGGCGGCAGGAGTCCTGCTTCGGCCAACGGGATCAGTGTCTGCAACATCTGCGTGCCGTTCAATTGAGCCATCTCTCTCTGCACGATACCCTCGGGTCCTTTGATCACCACTTGCGTATCACCGTGGATCGCAGGGTCATCGTTGTACATCAGGTTGTGGTTATAGTTGAACCGCCCGATGGGTGTCAACACCCCTTTGGTCAACCAGCGCATCGAGAGTTTCAGATCCTTCAGCGCTGCACCATACACCAGCGCCATGCCGTTGAACGTGCGCCCAATCGTGCCGACCTGACTCTGTCCGTGGCTGAATGCCGGGATACCAAACACTTCGTCCGCGAGACGCAAGTCCTCAGTGAGTGAGTTCATGTAGAGTGCGCTGTGGTTCGGGATGTCGGTGAACTCAACCACGCGACTCTGACCGGTGCGCGGCTTCGTCGGGTCGTTGTCGATCAGGAACATCTTGCCGCCCTGAATCACTGTCGGGTTGGTGGTGTACCGAGACACCGCCGCGTAGTCCACGGCACCAATCGGCAGCTCGGTGTTCGCGTTGTTGATTGCCCAACCACGGAAGTCGGCATTTGCTTTCCTCTGTAAGCTGCGCAGAATCTTCTCCGCGCCCTCACCCCAGAACGCGTCTCCGCGCGAGCGGTAAGAGGCCCCCCAGATGGGGCGTGTGGCCAGCGGGTCACCCTCTTTGGCGATGGGATAGACCACGGTCCGAATCCGACGCTCACCACAGATTGTGATCTCGGACTCATAGAACGCGTTGGGCTTCAAATTCTTGATGCTCGCGTCTTCCATCAGCTCCGAGCCTGACGCCAGACCAAACATCGTGTACTGGGTCACCGAGTAGCGATCCCGCCACAGGGCTGACTGGCTAGCGTTCGCCTGATCAGGAGGTGTAATCGAGTCGCTAAGCGCGCTCCTCGTGGTGCCTGCACCAGCAACGTCTGACACCCCGCCGCTCTGATGCACTTCGGCTTTGGTGTCGGACTTCGCGATGGGGTTACCCTCAGCGTCCTTCTCCGGCTCTGGCACCGCGTTCATGTCCATGAGGCAGGCGTCGATCGCATCAGCGTCGTAGCTCTCCATATCCCGCTGATCGTAGAACGACTTCTTGTCCAGGTGCTCGCGCACAATGGTGTAGGTACCCTTCTGCGTCGACGTTGAATCGACCGACGGGAACATGTCGTGCGCACTGACTACTTCCCAGCGCGGCTGCAATACTTTCTTGGGGCGGGGCTTGTCGCCTGAGCCCCATGACAACTGCTCAACCATGGTGAAGCGCTGGCGCAAGAACGCTGTGGGGTACAGACAGAACGCGTCCAGGAAGTGGAGTAGTATGTCGTTGAAATCCGCCTCAGTGAACTGATCCTTGAGCAGCATACTGTGTGCGGCCGCAGCATCACTGGCTACACGCAACACCTCATCTCGCCCTTGCGCCTTCAGGCGGCTGGCCTCACTGGAGATGTCGTCGACGTTGAACCCGCCCGAGACCCACGCGTCGTACATCCGCTGGGCAAGCTCCTTGACCTTTGACTTCGGCAGCTCCGGGATGGGCGTGGGTTGGACCGAGATTGGGAAGTCCATCACGTTGACCAGAATGTCGTAGATGTGCGCGGCCGAGGCGCGCGACTTCATGATCGTCAGGGGGAAGTAGATGAGTGGGTCGTCGTCAGACTTTGTGCTCAGGTAGTCATCGCTGAACTGCTGTTCGCGCGCGCGGTGGCACAGCTCAAGGGCCTGCTCGACCGTCTTGCCGTCCGTCATGACCTGGGTAGTCCGGTGTTGCTGCGCCATGCGCAACCGGTTCTTTACCAGCTCTAGCAGGGAGTCCCCTGTATGGGTCAAACCACTACTCCTTACTAAATGGGGGTGGTGCCCACTGGTAAGCCTCAGTCACGTCGAAAGGAAATAACTCCATGTGAGGGCAGACCAGCAGACGCCCGAAGCATAGCAGGCGCTCACTCACTGTCAAGCGACCTGTCGCCTTCTCTGCTCGGGGGGTGGTGGTAGACCCTGCGATCTCTGCTCTCCGTACTGGTAGTACATGCACCCATATTGGATCGCGTCTTGAATGTCGGCATAGGGGCGGGTTTTCTTCGGGCGCTTGGCGGCCTGACCGGTGCGGTCATGTGCGTAGACGTACTTCCCTTTGAACCCCTGACGCGCGATGAACATCCGTGGTCCCAGCAATAGGGTATTGGAGCGCAGCACCGAGGTGACGGTGTTCTTCCTGATGTCCCACAGGTTGCTGTAGGCCAGCACTGCGGGGATGCCCGCCTTCGCGAAGATCATCTGAGCTGTCATCAAGTCTCCGCTCTGGCCGGGGTTGGATGGGTCCAGGACGGCAAGCACGAGGCAGCGGGGGTACTTCTCCTCCAGCAGGGGTTTCAAGTGGTTGTAGATCAGGTCTTCGAGGCCTAAGTTGTTTGTGAGTTCATCATGACAGATGATCTTCCCGACGCGCATATTCCGTTGCATGACCACGAGGGCCGGCACATTGCCGGATGTGTCGCACGCGACCACGACGGTGCGCCCCGGTTCGACGAGATCTTCCTGAGTCTCGTGGAACTTCTCCTTGTACTGGGGGAACACCGGTGTGCCCTCGGCGACCATGCCGTACTCACCCAAGATGAGGATCTTGATCTTGTCCTCTTCCCCGTAGAGTGTGGGTAGCTGATCGAGCCAGTAGTTGTAGCCCTTCGACTGGAGCTTCGCGTAGGTGGCCGCCGGGTTCGGGAAGTAGTCGTACTCCTCCTTGGCTTCGTTCCACGTTCTGATCAGCGCGCCGGGCTGCTTGATCACTTTGATCGTAGGTTCTTTCGGTGCCACGCACTCCATCATCCGATACACCCAGTTGGCCATCGGATCGCAGGGGCTCGCGCCCTCCTCTGGTGGGTTGGTGTCGATCACCACACCCGAGTAGTAGTCCGGTCCGTTGGCGATCACCTCGTCTTCTGCCAACCCCAACTGCCACTTCGCGGGGTAGCGTCCGTTTCTTGACTGGACCTCTTTCAAAATCCAGTCCGCGCAGGTCGAGCCCTCGTTGATGACCGCGTTGGTGAACTCCACGCCGCGCAGTTTTGACAGATCATCAATGTGTGAGAGCGCGATCAGTACGCCCTGCCACTCCACCCGAGTGCCGTCGGGGAGTTTGATATTTACGTCCACGGTCAGCACGTCGCCATCCTTGACCACGCTCAGGCCCCCATACCACTGCTTCCACGTGGCGAGCCACGCGCTCTTCAACTCCGGGTAGGTCGAGCGGGTAATGAGGGTGCGGCTGCGGCGCACCCCGTCCAGGCAGGGTCGTATGCGCTGTGCCTTGTCGAGAATCCAGGTGGCTACGTGGCTTGTCTTAGCCGAACCCACCGGCCCCATGAGAAAGATCAGTGGCTGCAGGGCCGTGTAGAGTTCGTACAGTGTTGGGTCCGCCTTGAATGGTGGTGCCGAGGCCGATTGTGCGGGCATGATCTGGTCCTAAATCGAAATTGAACATAAACGGGATCACTGGCTGCTCCGCGTTCGGACGGAACTTGGTGCGATACAGACGCTCGGCTGACCACTGCGCGTGGGTCAAGAGGGTCGAGGCCGCCTTCACATCACTGATGTCGCCCGCAAGTGTGACGCTTCGTTTGGCCATGTCGATCTGCACCTCAGCCTTGTACTCCTCAGCCGCGCGCAAAAGCTCGGGATCGAGTCGGCACCACGCGCGCAGCGCATGCTCATCGACCATCAGCTCCTGTGCAATTGAGGTGTAGCTGCGGTTCATGGCCAGCTCGTCCATGATGTCTGATCTGTCCACCATGATGAGCATTGTCTTTGACCACCCGCGGCGCACCCACTTCCTCACGGTCTGGAGATCTGTGCCGAGACGCCGCGCGAGGATGGTGTAGCTCGCATCATGCAGGTGCTGCCCCATGTCGAAGTAGGAGCGGGTGATCGCCCACAGGGGGACGTCGCTTAGGGGAACTGTGGGTGTGCCCGCACCACTCCGGGTAACCTGTGTGGTAAACCGGAGGAGGCCGTTAAGCGGTACGCTGGCTGAGGTGGATGTCGACATAGGTGTGAAGGGATGCGAGGCTGCAGTCGTTTGGAATCAGGTCATCGAAGGGTAGTGGGGTCTCACTGACATGCGCATTGACGGGTTGGCTCGTGCGGCGGTTGATCCGCCACAGGGTACCCCCATAGGACTTGACGAGGGCGACTTCGTTTGGGAACCGGACGTCGGTGATCACCACCGAACCATCGCAGGCGTCGATCGTGTGCTTCAGCTGCTTGGTCCAATAGTCCAAGTCCTCGACGCGCCGATACTCAGTGCCCCACCACTGCATGATCTGTCTGGGAGAGGGAGGTATTGAAAGGTTAGCGGCGCGGATAGACAGCAGCAACTTTCTAAAGTCCGTATCAACGCACATCTGCCACCACAGACTTTTATGGGGTAGGTCCTTTTTACTGCGGTCGGTCCATGTGTGAGGGGGAGTACGCGGGAAAGCGAGCGCACACTCTCGCCGCAAGGCAGCAGCAAAGCTCATCTTGGTATAGCCATGCTTGAGAACCAAGTGGTCGGCAACGGTGTCTTTGCCTGAGCCCGCGTAGCCCATGAGGCCGATCGTGTTTGTGTTCATACCAGAGATTTCCTTATCGACGAGAGTGCAGTCTACCCTGTTGACAGTCTAGGAGCAAGGGTATAGAGTTCTGGTTGCCTACTTGGTCTTTCCCCCTTGGCACAAGCAGGTACTCCTCCTGGCCCCCGCTTCGGCGGGGGATTTTTTACCCAGCAGCCAACATGGATCTCACATGAAATACATCATCGACACTACCGCGGGTACGTGCGTGTTATTTGGGTCTTCGCCTCCACCACCCGCTCCAGTGCCTATGCCTACGCCCCCACCACCCACTCCAGCGCCTACGCCCCCACCACCCGCTCCAATCATTCGGTGTAGCCCGCAGGTCAACTACGTCAACCTCACGCTTGACGGTCGCACTGACTTCGTGACCGGGGCAGTTGATGGTAGGCTCGTTGGCCAACAGATCTATGTTGTGCGACTTATACCCGGTGCGTTTATGAACACGGTCGGCAAAGGTAAAGATGGGATTAACCTTTTGTCATGGAACGTGCGGGCGGGCTACGCGATTCGCGAAGCCGTGGTATCTCCCTGTCCGGGGGACTTCACCTCAAGCGAAGCGCAGGTCATGTTCCGGGCAACCCCCGACGAAACCGGTAGTGGTGCGGGTATCAACTGGGTACTCGACGAACCCAACCGGGTAGTGCATGCACGCTGTGCCAAGATCACGACGGGGCGCGACTGGTATCTGAACATCCGCAACACCCAATGCTTCGATGAGAAGGACGTCTGCATACATTATTTGTTCGCAATACCTGCAGCTAACCGCACGTAACGCGCCTCGCTACCGCATTGCTATTTTTGCAACTGTGTCATAATCTCACCCACGTAGATTACCTTCCCACTCTTGGTGGTTGTGCTCGACCGAAAAATCAGCCCATCATGAACGTAGCCTGCGGGTGCTGCAAACTTCCTCCGCCAAGAGTATGAGTTTGCAGCACCTTTTTCTTTTCCGCGTCGGTTTGGGTTGGGTTGGATCAACCGTTACCACAAGCCCAGAGGCGCGCTCTATTGCGCTAAAGCGTCGGCAAGAGCA